TCACTTGCCTACAATCCTTTCAAAAATCTGCGCGGTCTCTTGCTTCATTTCCTCCGTATCATGCGTATACAGATTGAGTGTAATCGTTGCATCAGCATGTCCCAGACGTGCTGCAACGTCAACAGGCTTTGCCCCTGCCTCAATGAGGCGGGTGGCGTGCGTATGCCGGAAGCTGTGTGCATTCAGATTCAGACGCTGCAGAAACGCCTCAAAACGTGCATGACTGTAAGGAGTGCCGTTGGACCGAATACAAAGGAGAGGGCGTCGAACAAGAAATTTCGGAGGTGGTATTTTCTTCGGCAGAATAACGAGTGCGCGACCATCATGCATATCCTCGTAGATTACTTGATATGCCTCTCCTAAGCGCATCTCCTCTTTTGCTTGTGATGCTTTTAGTGCACGCAGATAGGAGATAAGCACGGCATCCGCGTAGAATGTTCGCGTACTGGTCGTGGTCTTCGGCGTTTCGAAGTACCCGCGATATACCCGCTGTCTTGCAACCGATATTTCTCCTGTGTTAAGGTCAATATCATCCCATGTGAGCCCCAAAACCTCACTGATTCTAAGCCCCGTGTGATAGAGCAGTTTGACTGCGGGATAGTATACCCCGTCTGTTGGGATGGCTGCAAATTGCTCGGGCGTGATGACCACGCGGGGGATGATCTTTTGAGGAGCACAACGGGGGATAGATATGCCTGTGACAGGGTTCGCAGAGATCAATTCTGCCGGATATACGGCATATTTCATAGCAATAGATAACACCGTTTTTGCCTGTGCTATTGTGGTTCGCGCAAGACCTTCTTTTGCAATTTTTTTCATCCATGAATCTACATCTCGCGGGCGTAGTTCCTGAACATGGATACTGCCGAGATACGGGACGATGCGTGCAGCGATTATGCTTGAATAATTCTTATGCGTTGATCGCTTCAAAGTTGGCCGCACGACGTTCTCAAGCCACGAGGCAAGGTAGTCCCGCAGCGTCACTTTCTCCGACGTGACACCGATATTCCCGCTCTTCCAGTCGGCATAGGCTTTTACGCCTGCGTCAAATGCTTCATCTTCGGTTGCAAAACCTCCTTTCTCCTTCATGCGGCGCGGATTCTTCGAGATGTCGAAGCTATAGGAATAGGTGTTTCCGCGCTTTCGTATGCGTATCTTGGACATAAATAAAACCTCCTTGATATAGGAGGCGAATCATGGTAGAATTTACATGAATTGGGGCATGATTCGCTCATGTTCTGCCGCTCGCTGTGTTGGTAGCACGGCGGGCGGTTTTTATTCTCGTTATTTTTCTTTTTACAAAAATATGCGCTTTTACTTGTGATTTTTATAGAAAAGTGTCAAATTACTTTCAACACTATGTTTGAAAGTGGATGAATGCAATGTGAGGATTCTTCACATTGCATTTGTCAGTATCTAAAAGCGTCAATACAATGTTGATGAAATGATGGGTAACGGAAGTTGGCTTCTTCTAATGCATTGTTTTTTGTTACTGCACAACCTTCCTTTACATGATGATCTCCTATCGTTAAAACTCCCCATGTAAGGGCTAAAGCGAGATCCACTCCGAGATATATAGAGACTGGAGCGAGTTGCATATATGGAGAATAGATGTCGTATATGAATATGATGTTCGGAATAACATATAGGAACGCAGCTGCTTTTAGGTTCGGTGCTATACGTCCAAAGACGAAAAACACCCCTACGGCGAATATGATACTAACACTTAAATCGATGAGGTCGGTAAAAGTGAGTGAATCCTCCATAGTGATACCTCCTTTTGGCTTGTGTTTTTATATCCTATTTTTGACGCCTATATTATGGGCGAAGCCATGTGTTTACTGTTGAGAATATCGACAGAATAATCAACGTTAAAAATACAAAAAGTGCTGTTTTTATGTAGTTGCGTTCTCTCCACGCTCTACATATAGCAGGGATGCACTTCTCAAATAGGATCCAACCGAAAATAGCAAAACATATTATCCACGTTATCATATGATTCCCTCTGCTCTATGAATGAGACCATGCCTCGATCTCGTTTGCTGATTCTGGGCGGTAGAGGTCATTCCCTAAAATATGAGCAACCTCGTGTCGATATGTCTCCAGATTTGTCTCCCTGCTGTGGCGTGCGTTCAGTACGACGGTCGGATCGCCGTTCTCGTCCGTCACGACGAAGCCTCTTATATCGACGGGTAAGTCCTGCAATATGGTTCTTACCTCAGGCATCATAATCTCCGCGCTCCTTCGCTTTTTGATACTCGACAAACCGCCGCACTTCCTCGATTGATTCCTTGCTCAATCCGCGCGACGCATCAAAGAGAACTTTGATATCGGGGTTCTCTTTCATTTCGTTTGCTATAGCTGCTACATCTGGATCATCGTAATAAGAGGTAGGAAAATCTTCTTCTAAGAAGTAGCTTTTCCCTAAATTAAAATGATCAGCTATTTTTTGTATCACTCCCATACGTGGAAGAGATATTTGCAACAACCATTTACCTACGGTGGATTCGCTTACATTAAGTATTTTGCTTAGCTCTGCCTGATTAATGTCACGCTCTTCCATGACGCGCTGTAATCGCATACTAAAAAGTTTTTTGAGTTCTTCTATGTCTGGCACATATAACACCACCTTTCACGGAAATTATAGAATATTATTCTATACATGTCAAATAAAATACAAGCATACTAGAAAAAAATTCTTGACACTAGAAATAAAATCTAGTATTATTACCGTGGAATGAGAAAGAAAGGAGGCTCCCGATGTTCCAGATATCGTTAAAAGCAGCTCGTGTAAATGCAGGACTTACAGTCGTGGAAGCGGCAAAAGCTCTTGGTATATGCAAAGAACGGGTAATGAAATATGAACGAACTCCCGGAATCGTGAATCCTATATACCAAAAGAAGATTTCGGAGGTATATAAATGCCCGATAGACTGTATTAAATTTATCTAAAAACTAGAATTTAATTCTAGTTTTGAAACAAAAACGCCCCTCAATGAGAGGCGAAGAGGAGGTGAACCTATGGAGGGCTCACGGGTGATATGTCCACATTGCGGACGTTTGGTAATCCGAGGAAATTTCTGCACACGATGCGGCGCTAAGCTGGTCGAGGTTTGCGATTGCTGGGTGAAGAAGAGCTCTTACGACTGTGGGAGAGATGAGTGCCCCGGAGCTCATCTGACGGTGTGCGAGTTGGAGGATATGTGCGGGACGCGTATTTTGACGCAGGAGGATGTTTTGCGCAAGAAGTTTTTCTCTCCGGCTGCGGAGGAAAAGGCTAAGCGGGAGGGGCAAGATTTACGGGCAATCCGCTATATGCTCACAGCGTATAGGGCGGAGCAGAAGAGTAACGATGAGTTCCTGCGGCGGACAATTTACACGATGCAAGCGAATCGGCGTTTGGATTGGAAGGTGTTACTTCTCGTTTGCAGCGCAGGGGGATTTGTCGGAACGGCTGCCTGTATTCTGCTCGCATATCTTTTCGGAGTGATCTTGATGGAAGTTCATGTGTAGAGGAGGTGAGGAGATGAAGCGACTGCTTAAACGTTTGGATGATTTCGCTTTTCGTAATCCGGGAGCGATGCTTGTGTTTAATGTTTCTTGCATAATAATTGCCATTGTATGCACGTTGATCAACGTACTGCGCTGATGATGGCAGGTCGCGTCCCGCCGATAGAGGCGAATCATGGTAGATTGCAAAGATGGCGGGGCGTGGATGCCGATAGGAGGTGAAGTATGTGCGGGGTGTCATAGACTGGGACTTCGTTATAACGATCGTCTGCCTGACAGCACCGGTTATGCTGTTCTCCATACTGGCGGTCTATTTCTGGAGGTGAGGATATGCCAAGGAAAGCGGCTGACGCAGTAGCCGTGGACATCGTGAAAGTGCTCACGGATGCAGTCGAGCGAATCGCTGCTGAGAAGGTGGCAACACAGTCAGAGGCGGTGACGCAGCGCATCATCGAGCAGCTGCCGGAGGTTGTCTATCTGCCTCCGAAACCTGCGGAAGTACCGCAGGAACGTCTGCTGAGTGTCGGGGAGGTCGCAGAGATCCTCGGATGCTCGACGGCGACTGTTGCCAAGCGGTTCGAGAGCGGTGATCTGGCATTTGTGCTCGAGCGCGGCTCGGAGAATCGCAAAGTCCCGTATTCGTGGGTTGTGGAGTATATCCACAGTCTCCCGCGTTACACAGGAAAGCTCAAGGAGAAGAAGGAGGAAAGAACATGAGAAGAAAGATGATTGGGATCCTTGTTTGGGCGCTTGGCAAGCTGAGTAAGGAATATTTGGTGGCCATTTCTGATGGCGGTGATGAGAGAGAATTCATGGAGAAAGGAAACAGCAGTAACCTGCATCTGCTTTCGATCGAACATGTAGTCCTTACTGCCAAGCGGATGGAGGATGCAAAGATGGAAATCATATTTGCATCTGATCTGCTGGCAAGTATAGCGAAGAATTTCGACGAGGAGAGAGACGAATGGAGGTCGCGGAGTGAAGCATGAGTTTTGGAAATCAATTCTGATTGGCGGAGCGTTCGTCACGGTGGCAGCACTCTGTTCTGGGGCGTGTAACCCCTGGGATGATGGCGGGGCGGTGCTCGTTGAGGAGGTCTACACCGTGCGCCCCGGCGACACACTCTGGGGCATCGCCGAGGAGTATGTCGCCAAAAATACGGCGACACGCCGCTACATCCTCGAGTACAAGTCGGGGATGGAGGAGCTTAACCCGTGGCTCCTCGAACGCAAGGGGATGATCTATCCCGGGGATGAAATCAAGGTGACCTATTGGGTCAAGAGTGAGGAGGAGAAGAAATGAGGATATCGACATATCATGCAGATGGGTATTGTTGGAATTGCGGAAAGCAATGCAACAAACGCATCGAGTTGTATCTCGGTGTTCCGAGTGCATTGTTCCATTTCTGCCGCCCCTGTGCAAGAAAAATGATGAAGGGGTTTTTGCGCGAACTCAACAAAAAGGAGCAGGAATGACACAAGAGGAATTGAACGAGGTCATAGCAAGTCACGGCAGGTGGCTTGTTGATAGAAGCACAGGAGAACGTGCCAACCTGCGCGGTGCCAACCTGCGCGGTGCCAACCTGCGCGGTGCCAACCTGTGCGATGCCAACCTGCGCTATGCAAACCTGCGCGATGCCAACCTGCGCGGTGCCAACCTGCGCGGTGCCAACCTGCGCGGTGCCGACCTGCGCGGTGCCGACCTGTGCGATGCCAACCTGCGCTATGCCAACCTGCGCTATGCCAACCTGCGCGGTGCCGACCTGCGCGGTGCCGACCTGTGCGATGCCAACCTGCGCTATGCCAACCTGTGCGATGCCAACCTGCGCGATGCCAACCTGCGCGGTGCCGACCTGTACTATGCGGTTCTTCCGACAATCATACTGCAGGTGGGGCCGATCGGCAGCAGGAAGGATTATGTCGTTTACAACGTAAGCGACGACAATATTCGCTGCGGATGTTGGAACGACTATAAGGGGGGAACGCTGAAAGCGTTCGAAGCGCGGGTTGAGGTAGTGTATCCGCCCGAGAACAAAGACACGTTGACGTTTCGCAATCAGTATTTGGCGGTGATTACATATTTCAAGACGATGCGGGAACTTGAAAAGGAGGAGCAGAAATGACAAGGGAGGATTTTGTAAAGGCTGTCGACGCCTTTGATGTATGCGAGACATATATTTGTGCAGCAGATTTGGATGATTCTTTTGGAATCGCTACGAGAGGGGATGCAGATACTATCATCCCGAAAGCGGTCGAGATCATCGTCGAACGAGCAAAACAGACGGATGATTCAAGATTAGAAGTTGCCCGCCTTTTTACTGCTTCGGTGATTCTGGACGATCTTGCACGTCAGACGATGATTGGCAAAAAGGTTCCGCAAGAGGAAATAGAGAGGGTGTTCCGGGAATTGGAAAAGATTTTGAGTAAAGAAAAAGCGCCCACAGCGGCGGCAACCGCACAGGGCGCAGAAGGAAAAGATGTTATGTGTTAATTGTAACACGCGCAAAAGGAAAATGCAAAGGTAGGATTGCGATGAAGAGGGGATATCGGGACTTCCTCGCGTCAAAAATGGTGATTGCCAAAAAAAGCGGCGTTGCCATTGATGCAGAAGAGATCAGCGCCGTACTGAAACCGCACCAGCAGGATGCAGTCATGTGGGCAGTGCAGGGCGGGCGCAGGGCAATATTCGCCGCATTCGGGCTTGGCAAGACGATCATGCAGCTAGAATGGTGCCGCATTATCCACGCACATAAGGGAGGGAAGATGCTGATCGTGTGTCCTCTCGGGGTCAAGCAGGAGTTCATGCGCGACGCCGAAGCGCTCCTCCACATGGATCCGCCGACATATGTCCGCAACATGGAGGAGGTAGACGCGGCGGCAGGATGGCTCATGATCACCAACTATGAGCGTGTCCGCGACGGCGACATTCGTCCGGATGCGTTCTCAGGCACGTCGCTTGACGAGGCCGCGGTCTTGCGCTCCTTTGGGAGCAAGACCTATCAAACATTCCTGAACAAATTTCGCGGTGTGCCGTATAAGCTTGTATCCACGGCGACGCCGTCCCCCAATAGATACAAGGAGCTCATTCATTATGCGGGTTACCTTGAGATCATGGATACGGGGCAAGCGCTCACGCGCTTTTTCAAACGTGACAGCACCAAAGCTAACAATCTCACGCTCTACCCGCACAAGGAAAAAGAGTTCTGGCTATGGCTATCGACGTGGGCGCTCTTTATTCAAAAGCCATCGAATCTCGGCTATGACGATACGGGCTATGACCTGCCGGAACTCGAGGTGCGCTATCACAAGCTTGGACGGCCGCCCGAAATAAGCGAGGAGAAGGACGGGCAGATCAAAATGTTTCATGATGCGGCGCAGGGGCTCAAAGAGGCGGCCCGGGAAAAACGCGAAAGCATTGATGCCCGGATGGCAAAGGCAAAGGAGATTGTCGACGCTGCGCCCGATGATCATTTTATCATCTGGCACGACCTCGAGGCAGAGCGTCACGCAATCAAAAAGGCGCTGCCGGAGGCGCGGGAAATCTACGGTGCACAGGATATGGACGTGCGCGAGCGTAACACAATCGATTTCTCGGACGGGAAATTCCGACTGCTGGCCACGAAAAAGGAACTCTCCGGGAGCGGGTGCAACTTTCAGCGGCATTGCCACCGAATGATTTTTCTCGGCATTGACTATGAATTCAATGACTTCATACAGGCGATACACCGCTGTCATCGCTTCCTGCAGCCAGAGAAGGTGATCGTAGACATCATCTACATGGACAGCGAGCAGGAGATCCTCAAAGTATTGCAGCACAAATGGACGCAGTACAACAAGCTGACACAGAAGATGGCGGACATCATCAAGGAATATGGCCTTGGCGGTGCGAATGCGGCCGCAGAGATGGGGCGCAGTATAGGAGTTGAGCGCGTGGAAGTAAAAGGAGATGGCTGGACGGCCATACACAACGACTGTATCGACGAAACGCGACGAATGGCGGAGAACTCCGTCGATGAGATTGTGACGTCAATCCCGTTCTCGAATCATTATGAGTACACGGCAAGCTATAACGATTTCGGGCACAACGAAGATACGGAGCGTTTTTTTGAGCAGATGGACTATCTAAGCCCCGAACTGCTGCGCATACTCAAGCCCGGGCGTGTATTCGCTTGTCACGTCAAAGATCGCGTGCTATTTGGCAATGCGACGGGAACGGGCATGCCGACCATCGAGCCGTTCCATGCGCTCTGCATTGAGCACTACATGCGGCATGGATTTCAGTATTTCGGAATGATTACGGTTGTGACCGACGTGGTGCGAGAAAACAACCAGACGTACCGCCTTGGTTGGACGGAGCAGTGTAAAGATGGGAGCAAGATGGGCGTCGGGTGCCCTGAGTACATTCTGCTGTTCCGCAAATTGCCGTCGGACACCTCCAAAGCATATGCAGATACACCTGTCACAAAGACAAAAGAGGAGTATACCCGTGGACGGTGGCAGATCGATGCGCATGGATATTGGCGCAGCAGCGGAGACAGACCTCTCACGAAAGAGGAGGTTATGCAGTTCCCTGTGTCGGACCTCCAACGCGTCTATCGCAAGTATAGCCGTGAGAGCATCTATGACTATGAGGAGCACGTCGCGATGGCGGAGAGCCTCGACAAAGACAAGAAACTGCCCGCGACGTTTATGGTCGTCGCGCCCGGCAGTTGGTCTGATGATGTGTGGGACGATATCAACCGCATGCGGACCATGAACACGCTGCAAGCGCAGAAGGGCAAGCAGCTCCATGTGTGCCCATTGCAATTTGATATCGTCGACCGGCTGATCGAGAGGTACAGCAACGCGGGAGACCTCATCTTTGACCCGTTCGGGGGACTGATGACCGTCCCTCTCTGTGCGTTGAAACTGGGGCGGCGTGGTATGGCGACGGAACTCAACGCGGATTATTTCCGCGACGGGGTCGGTTATCTCAAAGTGGAGGAAGTAAAGCGCAGCGCACCAACGCTGTTTGATTTCATAGAGGACGGAAATACGGAAGAGGAGGAAGCGTCATGAAATGGTGCTATATCTCTCATCCCTATACGGGGGATGAGGAAAAGAACAAGGCAGAGGCAGCGGAGATACACCGAAAGCTGCAGGAGCTGCATCCGGATATTTTGTTTCTCAATCCGCTTGCGGCGTTTGATCCGCTTGCGGGTATGCCGTATGAGCAGGTGATGGAGTATTGCATCGAGATGCTGATCGCCTGCGATAGTGTCGTTATGAGCGGCAACTATAAGGAGAGCCGCGGGTGTATGGCGGAGCTGAAAGCGGCGCAGGAGCAGGGAATGCTGGTACGCTATTGTACGAGCGCGGGCGAGCTGTCGATCCTGCCGGAGTTCCGGCAGTCGCATGTGGTGAGCGGAACTTGGGAAGAATACGGAAAGGGCGGGAAATGATACAGACCTTTGATGCGTGGTGCAACTCCCGTCGGACCATATCGTGTGCGTGCACGATATGGCTGCCGTTGGAAGAGGAGGTGAGTTAGAAATGCAGACGATATTGCTGATTGTCATTGCGTATTTGCTGTATCAGATTCTCGAGGCGGTGAGCCGCTAAAGGAGCAGGAAAATGAAACACAGGATCACAAAAATAAAGGTGAAGAAGGGCGTGTATACGTTCGGCTGGGAGACGTGGCAAGAATCCACGCAGAGCTATGATGCGTACACGCTGATCTGCGAAGATGTGCCGCGGGAGGAATTGAAGCTATGCTTACAGGCGTTGGCGTCTTTTGTGGTGGAGATCTGCGAGCTGCATCCGGACGACGAGAAGCGGATTATGGTTTCGGGGATTACGGAAAGCTATAAGGACGAGAAGACAAAGTATCTGACGATAACGGCGCTGAAGGAGCTCTATACGAGCAAATCGCCGCTTATTCTCAATACGCCGGCACGGCCGAATGCGGATAAAGAATCCGATTTTTGCATGAGCAATGGGCTCATGCGTGCTCTGGAAAATCTGGAGGAGGAGGCATGGCGGTACATCAATGGGGACCGGGCGCAGCAGAATTTGTTTGAGAAAGAGGATGTTGCATAAATGGAACAGCCGACAAGTGAGCAGATACAGCGATTGAAGGCGCTGATGGAAGAGCTCGGGTATGACTTTGAGGATTACCCGATTGAGAATATGAGCAGGGAGGATGTGGCGGATTTGATTGATGAGATGAGAGATGAGCTCTACGGGTGAAATGAGTATCGGTCTGGTGGATGTGGACGGGACAAAGTTCCCAAATCTGGTACTCATGAAGCTCGCAGCGTGGCACAAAAGGCAAGGTAACACAGTTCAACTCTTGCGTCCTGATGATGTCCTCCTCGGCGGAAATCTGTTCGGCGGCTATGACAGGCTCTATGCGGCGTGCGTTTTTACGGCGAACGTACAAATAGCACGGCAGCTGGAAGAAGTCGGCGCACAGGTCGGTGGGACGGGGACGGATTGGGAACGGTTACTTCCGTACGAGATTGAGCACATCTATCCCGACTATGCGCTCTACGGGGACACAAAGACCGCCTACGGATTCCTCACACGCGGATGCCCGAGGGCGTGTCCATTCTGCATCGTTGCGGGGAAAGAGGGCAAGATAAGCCGCAAGGTGGCAGATCTATCGGAGTTTTGGAGTGGGGAGAAGCATATTAAGCTCCTTGATCCGAATCTTCTTGCGGCAAGGGAGCACATGGCGCTCCTTGGACAGCTCGTGGAGAGTGGCGCATGGGTGGACTTTACGCAGGGACTGGATGCGCGTTTGCTTGCAGCGGAGAATATCGAACTGCTGAATGCGTGCAAAGTCAAAATGCTCCATTTCGCATGGGATAACCCGCGTAATGAGATTGTTCCGCGTATGCTCGAAATGTTTGCAGAGAAATCAGAGGTGACGGACTATCGAAGGCGCAAGGTATACGTCCTCACAAACTATTGGAGCACGCACGCGGAGGATTTATACCGCATCTACTGGCTACGTGATAACGGATATGATCCGTATGTCATGATTTACAACAAGCGAAATGCACCGAAGGAAACGCGGAGATTGCAGCGGTGGGTGAACAATAAGGTCATATTTCGCTCATGTGATCGATTTGAAGATTATAAATAAGGAGGAAAGGCGAAATGATTAAACCGATTCCGTGTAAGAAATTCCGTGGCGCATCTACGGTGGCGTGGATGGCGAAGCTGTCGGAGGAAACGAATGAGGTGATTCAGGAGGCGGCGATTCTCGAAGAGAATGCGGATGACGCCGGGACAGTAGACCATGATACCTATGGATTGGTGGATGTAAAGAAAAGGTTGATCATGGAGATCACAGACGTTATCACCCTCTGCACGTCATGGCTTGATGCGCTGGGGTGTGACGAGGAGGAGCGCGATGAGTGGCAGCGGCGCGTGAACGAGAAGAATCGCATGCGCGGCTATCATGAAGAGGAGGCATAAAAATGAACCCGTCCTATAATATCATGGAAGAGGATGTGCAGAAATGAGGACGCCATATGATATCGAGAAGATAAAGGCGTCGATGAAAGATCCGATTATACATAGCGTTTTATACACGTTGGAAGATGAATTCGAATCTCGTGTCGCGGCGATTGATGATCTGTATATTGGGCTCCGAAAACTCACCAATCGCATCGAGATACAAAAGCGAGACATCGAACGGCTCTGTGCTGAGAATTGTCAGCTCAAACGGATCATTATCGAACTGGACGAGGAGCTGAAGCAGAAATGAAAACAATAAAAAAGATCCTTATAACGATCGGATGCATCCTTGCGCTGCCGCTCATTGTGGTTCTCGGTTACTTGGTGATCGGCTTGCTGATTGGCTTGCTGACTTTTGTTGCACCTGCCATTGGAGGGGTGTATATCCTCTTGTTGTTCTTCTGTTGTATCTGTGTTTGGCTTTCCAAAAAAGACGAATAAAAAATATTTCCTTCTATATTATATAGAAGGATTTTATCGAGCAGAGTTCTCGGCGGCGCCCGCTGAGAAAATATAAATACGTGTGTTCTCAAATCGAAGGGGATACCCTATCCCCTTATCTGCTCGATAAAGGAATTAATATAGCGACATAAAGCAACATAAATATACGTGCGGAGAGGAAAGCTGCGATGGCCTACCTAAAATCGATCTGGGAATCAAACAACAAGAGGTTCAGAATCGAAAAGAAATATTATTCTCAGAGAGCGCTGCCGCTCCGTCCGGAGATCCGTGAGAAAAGAGCAAAACGGCAAAATGTCACAAAGCAGACGCAGCTGGAAGTGAATCGCCGTCTCCGTGCGGAAAAGTTATCCCGTCTCCTTGTGGATAACTTCGAGGCGGGGGATTGGTACCTGACTTGTACGTTCCGGGAAGTTCCGGATACGGAAACAATCCAAAAAGAACTTGAAAAATTCAAACGCCGCATCCGCGCGATCTACCAGAAGACGGGAATGTCGGCGAGATATATATCCGTACTCGAGAATCTGACGGGAAGCGGTCGGCCACACGGTCACATTCTCCTGCCGGCGCTTGGGAAATCAGAGCTCGAAAAAATAAAAAAGGCATGGCCGCACGGCAATGTGGAAGTCAAGCTCTACGGCGGGCATCTGCGGGATGCGGAACGGCTGGCGGACTATTTCACAAAAGAAAAAGTCGCGGCGCACTCGGGACGCATACAAGTAAGCCGGAATCTCCTGCGGACCGTCCCGAAAAAAACAAAGGTGACGCGGTCGGAGGCCTACAAGACAGAAATCGATCCGCCGAAGGGATATCGCCTGCTCAAAGATCTGTCTTACAGCACTTACACGGCCGAGGGATATCCGCTGACCATCGCATATTTCGAAAAAATCGAAACCGGGAGAGGGCATGGACAAAAAAATCTACAACCGCATCGATCAAATGCTCTATGCGGTGACACGCATGGAGCGCCGACGAAAACGATACGATCCGGCCGGCGGAAAAAATCCGACGGAGCGGACGGCGATCCGAAATGCTGATCTGCTGGAAGTAGACGGAAAGTATAAAGCAGAGCTCGAAAACTGGGCGCGCGTCGAGAGCGAAGTGCGCAGCAGCATCCGCGGATCTCTTGCAGAGCAAATCTATATCCGGAAATATCTCAAGCGGCATGGCTATCACAAGATATGCCGCGAACTCTACATCAGCAAAAACACCTACTACGAAACCATACGTCATATCCGATCATACGCTCTCGCATGTGCCTGTCAGATGGGGCTCATGCGTGTATTTTAGCGCGCAAGATTAGAAAAAAACGCAAAAAGAAAACGCAATAATCCTGCAATCCTTAGAGCAGAGCGGAAACACAGGATTAAAACTTTCCGGGAAAAAAGTCCGAAAATACGTGATAAAATAAATACAGTGAAAGTCATGTGCAGATTGCATATGGCTTTTTTCTTTTGCCCAAAAACGGGCGGAAAAATCGCACCGAAAAATGCCGCGGTCATTTTACACATGGAATCCACGAAAAATGACCGCGGGCAAAAACAGCCGTAAACGCAGACAGCTCAAGGGAAAGGAGGACGCTGAAAATGGCAAAGCAAGTTTACAGATTCGTAAGCAGCAAGCAAAAAAATAGATTCTTAAATACTTATATCGCGGAGGGAACCATCGGAGCTGCGGCGGCGGTGTGCGGAATCACGCGGCAGACGCACTACAACTGGCTCAAAGAAGATCCGGAATACAAAAAAGGATTCGCACAGGCCAAAGAAATGGCGGGCGATCTCCTCGAAGAAGAAGCCCGCCGCCGCGCCGTCGAAGGCGACGAATGCGGCATCTACTACAAAGGCAAGCTGGTTGGAAGCTACCGGAAAAAGAGCGATGCACTCCTCATCCTCCTGCTCAAAGGCGCAAAACCTGACGTATACGCCGACCGGCAGGAAACCAAAATCAGCGGAGAGATCACCGTAAACGCGGCGCAGGCACTTAAAGAGGCAAGGGAGCGGATCAAAAATGCAGCAGACAACGCAGCAGAGCATGATTGATTTCCTCGCCGAACTCGCCTATGACCCCGTGGCATTCGTACACGGCGCATTCCCGTGGGGCGCGGATAAGCTCGAAGGCCAGCAGCCGCAGGACTGGCAGCTGGACCTTCTCGCAGATATCCGCGACGGGCTCAAGACCCCCGGCAAAGTCATCCGCGAAGCAATCGCATCCGGGCACGGCATCGGAAAATCTGCGCTCGTTGCATGGATCATCCTCTGGGCAATCTCAACGCATGAAGATACCCGCGGCATCATCACGGCCAATACGGACACGCAGCTCAAAAGCAAGACATGGGCGGAGCTGTCCAAATGGTATGAGTGCTTTATCGCAAAGCACATGTTCACCTACACGGCCACCGCGATTTTCTCCAACACACCCGGCCATGAAAAGACATGGCGGATTGACGCAATCCCATGGAACGAGCATCACAGCGAATCATTCGCCGGCCTGCACAATCAGGGGAACCGCATCCTCCTTGTCTTTGACGAAGCATCCGCAATCGCAAACATCATCTGGGAAGTTGCAGAGGGCGCGATGACGGACGCGGACACAGAGATCATCTGGTGCGCGTTCGGCAATCCGACCCGTACCAGCGGCCGCTTCTACGATTGCTTTCACCGTGACCGCGCACTCTGGAAAACCAGGAAAATCGACAGCCGCGATGTTGCCATCAGCAACAAAGATCTCATTGCCGAATGGCAGGAGACCAGAGGAGAGGACAGCGACTTCTTCAAAGTCCGCGTTCGCGGCGAATTCCCGTCGGCCTCGGAACTGCAGTTCATATCGAGCGCACTCATCGAAGAGGCGACAAAGCGCATTATCCACAAACATGAATTCGATTTTGCCCCCGTCATTATTGGCGTCGATCCTGCATGGACCGGAGAAGACAGCCTCGAGATATTCCTGCGGCAGGGCTCCATGTGCAAGCACCTCGCGACCTACCAGAAAAACGATGATGACGTCCACATGGCGGAGATCATCGCGTATTTCGAGGACCAATATCGTGCCGCAGCAGTCAATATCGATCAGGGTTACGGCACCGGCATTTATTCCGTCGGCCGCAACATGAGGCGGACATGGAACCTCGTATCCTTTGCCGCGAAACCGCGGGACCCCTACTACGCCAACAAGCGCGCGGAGATGTGGTCAGAGATGAAAGACTGGATTAAGACCATCGGCGCTCTGCCGGACGATGCACAGCTCCGCGATGACCTCGCAGGTCCCGAAGCGTTTATGAACCGGAGCGGGAAGCTCCAACTCGAGAGCAAGGAGGATATGAAAAAGCGCGGGCTCGCATCGCCCAACAAGGCGGATGCGCTCGCCCTTACTTTTGCATATCCCGTCCGCGTTGAAAGCGGCCGGAAAGATACCATGTGCAACACCGACTATGACCCCTTTTGAAAAGGAGTGCCTGGAATCAAGACACCGAAAGGAGGTGATCCTATGTGCAGCGGAGGAGGCGGCAGTGTGAGTTATACACCCCCACCGAAAGTAGACCCGGCACCGACGGCCGTACAGTCGTCGGATATCGGATCGCAGGATAACGCGTCTGCAAGTCAGCGCAGGCGCCGCGGTCGTGCATCGACAATGCTCAGCAGCGACCGTGAAACCATTCTCGGAACGCTCGCCAATGGCGGCGGACGCACAACCCTCGGATAAGGAGGAAATATGCAGGAACAAATCATGCAGGGAGCACGCCTGCCCCCGCTCATCCGTGCAAGCGACCTCGCGGCGCGTCTCTCCATCAGCCGCAAGGAAGTGCAGCAGACAGTCAAGCAGCTCATCGATAAGCGCAGCACCTATGAGACCAGATGGAAATCCATCCGCGAATATCAGCTGCCGTATCTCGGGAGCTTTGACGGCATGGATGATGAGAGCAATGCGGGAAGCCGCAAGGATACCAACGTCTGGCATAACTGCGCATGGGACAGCAACCAGATATTTGCGGCGGGCGTCATGGGAGGCCTTACGCCGCCCAGCCGCAAATGGTTCCGCCTCGACTTTGCCAACATCGACCTCAAGGATAACTCCGACCTCGGCAGGATCCTTGACGAGCGCATGGACATCATCGCGGACGTGCTCGAAAAGAGCAACTTCTACACCGCCGTCCACAGCTGCTACCTCGAGCTCGCGTTCGGGCAAGCACCGCTCGGAATATTCCCCGACCGCCAATATGGCGTCCATTTTGTTCCGTATCCCATTGGCAGCTATGCCATGGAGAATGGGCCGGACGGAAGCATTCAAACGTTCTGCCGCCGTTACAAGATGAGCGCCGCGCAGCTCGTGGACAAATTCGGTGCGGAAAACGTGCCGGACAACATCCGCGCAGAACTTGCAAACGGCCCGGGAATCAAGGCGAATCATACCGTCGTTTGGTACGTGAGCCCCAACCGGAACTATGACCCGAAGAAACTCGGCAACTTCCATCTGCCCTACGCCTCTATCTACTACGTAGAGGGGAGCACGGAAGATGAATTCCTGCACGTCGGCGGGTTCCACGAATGGCCCGTGCCCGTGGCGCGGTATCTCATCTCCGGCAATGACAGCTATGGCAAGGGGCCCGGCTGGTTCGCGGAAGGCGATGCGAAAATCCTGCATCTCCTTGAAAAGGACAAGCTGACCATGGTCGAGCTGGCAGTAAAGCCGCCGGTCATAGCGGATGACAGCATGGCCGTAAAGGGCATCAATCTGGTGCCGGCCGGAAAGACGTTTGTGCAGGAAAAAGATGCGGTAACGCCCCTCTTCCAGGTGCAGGGAAACCTCGACCATCTGCGCGAGGTCGTCGCGGATGTAACCACGCGCATTAAGCGCGCGTACAGCGCCGACCTCTTCATGATGCTGGATCAGCAAGAAAAGGCAATGACTGCACGCGAAGTCCTCGAACGCACGCAAGAAAAGATGAACATCCTAGGCCCCGTTGTGCAGCGCATGCAGTTCGAGTTCCTCGGACGGATTATTGAGCGCGTCTATAACATCCTCGACCGGGAGCGAATGTTCCCGGAACCGGAAGATGAAGAAGCGCAAGAAATCCTGCGCGATCAGGAAATCAAGATTGAGTACATCAGTCCGCTTGCGCAGGCGCAGAAGATGAGCGGACTAGTCAACATCGAGCAGGCCGTAGCGTTCATTGCGCAGATTGCGCAGTTTTACCCGAACATCCTCGACAAGATGGACTGGAACGAAACCGCAAACAGCTACATCGGCATGGTCGGCGCCCCCGCGAAAATCAAGCGGACCGACGACGAATATCAGGCAATCCAACAGCAAAAGCAAGAAGCTGCAGAGGAGGAACGGCAGATGCAGCAGGCAGCGGCCATGGCACAGATGGCGGCGCCCGCTGCACAGGCGGCAAAGAATGCAACCGAAGCCGCGCAGGATGGGAATCCGGCATTGCAGCAGCTCCTTGGTATGACGCAGGTCGGATAGGAGGAATCCATGGAATACGAAATCAGCTCTGCGGATAAGATGCGGCGCATAGCCGCGGAAAAAATCGAATCCAAAGACCGTGCGGCGCTCCTCTATCTGCTTGACGCGCCGGATGGGCGATGGTTCCTGATGCGCCTCTTCGAACGCTGTCACCTCACAGGAGGTGGACCGTTCCCCGAAGATAACGTCAACCGCCTGCTCGTCATGGAGGGAGAGCGGCGCGTAGGACTGCATATACAAAACATCATCACAGATGACCTCGTGGCGCTCGCGGCAAAACAGAAAGCCGAAAACGAGTATCACGCACTGATGAAGGAGATCGAAGAGATGATCTCAGCGGTAGACAAGAAGGAGGAAACCATATGACAGAAGACAGGATCTTCGACCTGCAGCGTTTCGCAGGGGAAAGCGATGGCGGGGACGGCGGCGCGGGTGCTGCGGAACCTGCTGCATCCGACCCGAACGGCGCAGGTGATGGAGGCGGGGATGGCGGTGCAAAACCCGAAAACCACGACGCAGGAGCCGACGGGAGAAAGACCATCCTCGGCGGCGACGGGACGAATCCCAAAGAACAGTCCGCGGGCGTACCGGAGGCCTATGACTTTAAGGGCATTGTCCCCGAAGGCATGGACTATGACGAGCAGTCTGCGGCGGCGTTCGGGGAGATTGCCAAAAAGGCAGGCCTCTCGCAGGAGCAGGCGAGCACCATTGCCGCCTATGGCATGCAGTACATGCAGAAGGGCGTTGATGCGGCCGTGCAGGCCATCCACGAAATGCAGGAAGGCTGGGCGCAGGAGGCGCGTTCGCAGCTCGGCGGGCAGTTCGACGCTACCGTTGCGAAGGCAGCCGCTGCACGCAATGCGCTTGCCGAAAAAATCCCGGGCCTTACGGCCATGCTCAATGAGACAGGCGCCGGAAACCGCATTGAGATGATTCGTCTCATGGCGGCATTCGGCGACCTCATCGGAGAGGATGGCGGGGACCGCTCCGGAGGGGCCGGAGTGGAGAAATCCATTTACCCCAATACCGATTTCAAGAAGTACAGCTAAGAGGAGGAAAAACCTATGGCAACACTCGGAACACAGGCGCTGACGCTCTCCGACCTTCGGAATCGTCTCGCCCCGGACGGGAGCGTCGATTTCATCATCGAATCGCTCCTGAATGCAAACCCTATCATGGATGATATCACATGGAAGATGGGCAATCTGCCGACCGGCAACCGCACCACGCTCCGTACATCCATGCCGAAGCCCTCGGTGCGCCGCATCAATCGCGGTGTCACTCGCCACAAGTCCACGACAAAGCAGGTGCAGGACACCTGCATCATCCTCGAGGATCGCTCCTGCGTGGATATCGAGGAGATCGCGCTTGCCTCGAACGGCGAGCAGTTCCGCCGCAGTGAGGATGCCGCATTCGTCGGCGGATTCTCGGACGCCATTGCGGCCAACATCTTCTACGGCAACGCGGACGATGACCTCGATACCTTCAACGGCCTCTCGATGCGCTATCCCGTGATCGGCGGTGAGAAGAACACCCCGGGCTATCAGGTCATCGGCGGCATGACGGCGAACGCGGGCGCAAAGAACACGTCGGCATTCCTGGTCGGCTGGGGCACGCATGCGACGAGCGGAATTTATCCGAAGAATTCGCAGGCGGGCCTCAAGCAGCGCGACCTCGGCGAACAGACCGTAACCGACCCCGACGGCAAGGAGTATCAGGCACTCACCACGCTCTTTACGTGGAAGGCAGGCCTTTCGGTCGGGGATATCCGCGCGAATGCTGCCGTGCGCAACATTGACGTGGATAAGATCACGGGCTCTATGGCAAGTGCTGACAAGCTGAAACTGATCGAAAAGTTCGTCACCGCGAAGAACCGTATCCGTAATCTGCAGTCCCGCGACAAGAAGGTTATCATGTACGTTTCGGAGGCGCTCTACAACTGGTTCGAGATTTACCTGCTCGACAAGAACAACGTTCACATCACGCGGCAGGAGCTGCAGGCGGATGTGCCGCGGCTCTACTTCGGCGGAATTGAGATCAAAAAGTGCGATGCCATCTCCGACGAGGAGACCGGCGTTGCAACGGCATGACGGAAGGAGGAAAACACCATGGCGATTCTGGATGGAGAAAACCTGTTTTATAACGCAAAGCCCCTCACGAACGGGAACGTCGATTCCGACGTCCTGAAGGTCGGCCCCGGGGATGCCGGCGACCCGACGATCCTCGTCCTGCGCGTAAAGGGTGCGGGGACGGGAACATTTAAGACCGTGCTCGAGACTTCGGCCACGGAGAATTTCGCGTCGCCGAAGACCCTCGGAACCTATGATCAGGTGCCGCTCTCGGTGCACCTGCCGCGCGGCAACCTCGGCTACCTGCGCATCAAGGGTGCGAGCACCTATACAAAGGGCACCGTTACCGCAGGCCTTGTCCTCGACGACAACATCGACCGATAACCATGTGCCCATCAGGGCGGGAAAGAGCAGAAGGAAAAACCTTCTGCCTTTGCCATAGTGCCATAACAGCTATGACACTATGGCAAGGAGGTATCCAAATGAACAGCACAGAGATCTGCAACATGGCACTCTCCTACATCGGGCAGGGGAGAATCAACAGCATTGACGATGAGAGCGAAGAAGCGCGAAAGTGCAAAATCCACTATGACCATGACCGGCGCCGCATGCTGACGGCGTATCCGTGGGGATTTGCCAAATGCATCACAAAGCTTGCGGCATATACGGACAGCATTCCCGGATGGGATTCCGTCTATGCCTATCCGGCCGAATGTCTCAGTGTCCTCTATGTCTATGACAATGAGCATGCACGAAAGAAAGAAACAGATCGGCAGGACTTTGAGATCGTGACGCTCGGCGGCGGACGAAAGGCAATCGCGACCGATGTACAAGAAGCATGGGCGGAGTACACCGACGATATCAAAGATCCGGCACTGTTCAGCGAAGAGTTCACGGAAGCACTTACGCATCTCCTTGCATCCTCTATCGCCATGGGAATTACAGGGAATGCGAATATCGTCGTCCAGCATATGCAGCTGGCGCAGCAGGCCGTTGCAAATGCGAGATATTATAGCGTCCTCGAAAAAGAGCGGCGCACGCAGTATCCAAACAAATACGCAAACGAGAGGTTTTCGTAAAGACAGGAGGCACACATCATGGCAGAGCCGCGGCCGTTTTATGCCATTCAGCCCGCATTTACGGGCGGAGAAATCTCCGGGGAAGTAGCATCGCGCGTCGACCTCGAAAAATATCAGCTTGCCCTGCTGCAGGCGGAGAACGCAATCATCCGTCCCTATGGACCCGTATACAAAAGGCCGGGAAGCATCTATGCCGGGCGCATGAAATACGATGACCGCGACGCGATCCTGGTACGATTTGAGTACACCGTAGAAATTACCTATCTCCTTGAAATCGGGGAAAAGTACATCCACATATGGCGGGATGGGAACCGGCTGCCCGTCGAGCTTGAAACGCCGTTTGAAACAGGGGACCTCCGGAACCTACGCTTTGTGCAGTCCGTCGATGTTATGTATATCTGCTCGGGAAGACTCCCGGTTCAGAAACTATCACGGTACAGCGAAGGGGATTGGCGTATCTCAGAGATCGCATGGACGCGCATGGCGTATGGGGATATCAACAACGACGAAGCGGCAACAATCGAACCGTCCGGACGCGACGGAAACATTGAGATCACCGCGGCGAAAGACATATTCACAGACGACCGCATCGGCGACACCATGAAAATAGAACAATATGTCAACGGGGGAACGGTATCCGCATCTGCTGGGGCAAACAGCAGCTCCTATACGACACAGGAGATTTCTGCATCGGCGGGAACAGTATGTAAGATCAAAAAGACTGGAACGGGATCCTGCAGTGTAACGGTGAATGCATATTCTAGCTACAAACTTCCGTTTTTTGGCTTTACAAGAAATTATAGATGGACAGATATATGGAGCAAAAGCGGGGCGGGAGATTGGGAAGATTCAGTGACACTGCCGGCCACGATTAACGGGGATCGATATGAAAACGTTTTTGTCATCCGTATTGACGGAATACAAGGGACACCAAAAATAGAAATCTCCCTGAGCAATGGATACGAGTACAAACGTGAATTCATTGTAGACGATAAGTCTGTCTATACGAGGAGCGTTATTGTCGGGAAAACATGGAAAATCATCACGCACGGAACATGGTCCGGTCAGGTTGTTGTGCAGCAGTCCAAAGACGACGGAAACACATGGGTTGATCTGCGCACCTATACGTCAACCAACGACTATAATCCGACCGAATCGGGAGATGTAGACGAATATAGCCTGCTGCGCATCCGTGCAAGGATTACCGGCGGGACATGCAATGCCGATCTCTCCGCCTATCCCTATCGGCATGAGGGATATGTGACCATTACTGGCGTAACAGATGCGAAGCATGCATCTGCCAAAGTAGATAAGATACTCGGCGGACTAGAGGCAACGGCAGATTGGTATTGGGGCGCGTGGAGCAAAATCAACGGATATCCGCGCTGCGCCGCGTTCTTCCAGGATCGCCTTTGCTTCGGCGGGTGCAGAAAATATCCGCAGCGTCTCTGGATGAGCCGGAGCGGTGACTACGAGAATTTCGGCGTCGAAAAAGAATCCGGCACCGTTACCGATGACAGCGCCGTCACGGCAGACCTCCTATCGCGGCAGGCGTACAGCATCAGCCATATGGACGTCGGCAATGATCTTGTTATATTCACGGACGGAAATACGTGGACCATTGCGGGCGGGGAGACCGTAAAGCCGACGAACATCACCCCGAAGAATCAGGAGAACTACGGATGCAGCGGCGTACCTCCGCTGCGCATCGGCAACCGCATTATCTACATCCAGCGCCGCGGGTCCATCATCCGGGATACCGGGTATTCCTATGAGACTGACGGCTATATTGGCATTGATTTGACCCTCCTAGCAAAGCATCTGCTGCGCGGGCGGGAAATCGTCAGCGCCGCCTATGCACAGGAGCCGGACAGTCTCGTTTATTTTGTCACCGATGACGGGCAAATGCTCTGCTTGACCTATGTCATTGACCAGAAAGTCTATGCGTGGAGCCACTTTGTCACCGACGGAAAATATAAGGCCGTCTGCGCCGTCAATGCCGGAAACAATGATCGCATCTACGCTGTTGTCGAGCGCAGCATCGGCGGAAAGACCGTCCGCTATCTCGAATACTTTGCCCCGCACGGAGAATCGGAATCCGAACAAGACTACATCATAGAGGATGCGGCCGTTACAGTGACCTATCCTGCGGCGCAGACAGAGATCCCCGGCAAAGATATCCTCGATGGAAAGCATGTTGTCATAATGGCGGATGGGTATCTCTATGAAGGGATAACGATGAATGCAGACGCGAAATTGCCGCAGGCCGCGAAAAGAATCACCGTCGGCCTGCCCTATACCATGACACTCGAACAGCCGAACTGGGATGTCGGAAACACCGACAGCGGAACCGTACAAGGACGCAGGAAAACAGTCACAAACGCAATCCTGCGTCTTACGAAATCCTATGGCGGGCGTATCGGTCAAAGCGCAGCGCGGCAGGATGATATCGTCTATGACCCCGAACGCATGGAGCTCGATGAAAACATCCTCTATACAGGGGACAAAGAAGTAACCCTGCCGGCCGGCGGATGGAATAACGAAGGGCGCACGGTGATTACGCATGACACCCCCTATCCGTTCAGCCTCTCGGCAATCATAAGGAGGGTATCATTCGGTGGCTAACTACGAGATCAAGAAAATCACACAACAGAAGAAAAAAGAACAGCTTGTCCGGACGCTCATCGGAGAACTGCGCGCCGCGGATCGCAGGGAACTCGCTGCGGGCGTTGCGGAAAGCGGATCCATTGAAAACGAAGTATACGATTCAATATTCCTGTCGGAGGAATGCTTTGCAGCCTTCGACCGCAGCGGTTTGATCGCCATATGGGGATATCGGGAACTGCCGGGGATGGCGGGGCGTCTCATCTGGTGCCTCGGCACAGATCGTATCAAAGAAAATCGCTATGCGTTCGCCGTCGAATCCAAGCGCATCTTGACTGAATGGGCAAAGAAATATGGCGTCCTCTACAACGCTGTCGGGGCATTTAACAAAGATGCGATTGCGTGGCTGAAATACTGCGGCGCAATCTTTCACAAGGAAATCACAATCGGCGGAGAACAATTTATCCCATTTACCATCGAAAGCGAAGGGAGGAAATAACATGTGCGGATGGGTAGCAGGCCTCACGGCACTCAGCGGACTGTTCCAGTATCGGCAACAGCAAGCGCAAATAAGAGCGCAGGCGAACGCGCAGGCGGATATGTATCGGGCACAGGCACAGGCGGCAGAGCAGAACGCGCGCATTGAAAATCGAAAGCAGGAGCAGATCGCGGATAATTATGCACAGCAGCAGGAGGCCTTGCGGGCCCGGCGCAGGATTGCAGAAGGGGCGCAGCGTGCAGAGACCGGAGCGGCCGGGCTGAACTTCGGAGGCTCTGCGATGGATATCCTGTCGTCTGGATATGACGCCTACAACAAGGATGCGGCAAACCTCCTAATGAATCAGCGCAACGACAATTACAGCTCGCGCGTTGCGGAGAGCAACTATATCAATCAGGCAAATCAGTCCAATGCGGCCGCTGGAAATGTCCTGCGTCAGGCGCGCCGCACATCACGGATGGCGGGACTTTCGACGATCCTCGGAACGGCCGCAAGCGTATACGGCGCCGCGCAGCCGTGGAAGAGCGAGGGAACGGCGAAACAGGCAGGGCCGAATCCTCTCACGACGCCGCCGGCCGGATACAATACATCGTCTTTCTTCCAACCATTTAGGAATACCGAAGATACGGGCCTCATCCTGAAAAACTATAAGCCGCTCGGGAGGTGGTAACACATGAAATTCTCGCCCTATCAACAGGCCGTTGAACCAAACACCATGCACCCGCCGGCGGTACGCGTATCAGGCGATGTGCATGCCTACGGTACAAGCGGCGATGAAGGCTATGATAAGATGGCCGCCGCAATCGGACAGGTGAATAAAGTCATGGCGCAGCGGCAGGACGATATGGACGCCGCCGACGTCATGAAGGCCCGCAACGAGATCATGACAAGCCTCACGCAGCAGCTCTATGGAGAGCAGGGCTTATTTACCACGGGCGTTGGAGAAAATGCAAAGGGGCTCATCGGGCGCACAACAGACGCAATCAACAAGACCTATGAAGAAGTCAGCAAGAACTATAACGACCGTGTGCGCTTCGCGCTCAAGGGAAATCTCAATGAGAACATGGCGAACTTCCAGCGCATCGCAGCCTCGAAAGAGATGGCGGAGGGCAAGGAGGTCGAGCAGGCGACATTCGCCTCCAATCTCGCAACCAATGCACAGCAAGCAGCGCTGACATGGCAGGTGAATGGGGCGCCGACCATGTATGTCAAGAGCGGCGACGCACTCCTGCAGGCACGTGCACAGCAGGAAGGATGGCCCGGAGCGCAGCTGGCAACAGAGCGGCGAAAGATGGTAACCGATATCGCCGCGGCGGCGGCAGGTGCGGCACTCGAAAACGAGGACTATGACCGCGCCGATCAGATACTGAATCAGTTTCGACCGGATATGGATCAGACGACCTATTGGAAGCTCGCCCGCGTTGGAAAGCAAAAGCAGCAGGCAAAAGAGATGGATACAGAGGCAGATGAGATCCTCAAGATGCCTGGTGTTTGGGATGGTAAGACGCTTAATCTGACGAAAGCCTATGAGTATGCAGATGAGCGATACGGGAGAGAGGCAACAAGAGAAGCGGCGGGGGCTTCTCCTGCAGATGTGGAACGCAGTTTTGCGGGAATCCTCGGGAAAGAGATGGACAACAAACGCGACGGCTGCGTAGAAGCCTATCTCAAGGGGACGGGACCGCTCTCCGGATTCTGCGCAAGAGAGGCAGAAAAGGGCGTTCTCTATGTGCCGACACTCCTAAGAGATGCACGTGCGGATGATTCTGTGGTCGTTGAACCGTATACCTCTGGCATGGATATCCCGGCGGGAGCTGCGATCATCTATTCCCCGCCGGGTGCGGATATGTCAGATCCGGAGAATGCACATCATGTTCTTGCCTCCGATGGAAAGGGCGGCGTATTCGGGAACTCATCGAGTGCCGCGGATTATACCGATGAGAACGGGAACTATATACGCGGCAATGGAAAAGTCACACACGGGGACAGCGTCGAAATTGGCGGCGGACTTGTTCCGGCACTGGTCATCCGTCCAAAGAATAGCGGGCGCGTGAGTGCCTATGACCCGGAAAAGCGAGACCGACTGATGAAGCTGATCGAAGCAAAGGGCGGAGATCTGCAGAGAGCATATCAGCAGCAGCGTCACCAATATATCGATGGGATTATGCAGGCCGCACAGAATGCGGGAAGTTACAGCGGAGCAATCTCTATGCTGAATGCGCAGGACCTTGACATGACGGAGCGTAATGGCCTTGAGAATGCGATTGCTCAATATTACCACGTCAACAAGAATACGGGCACAGCACACGGCGCGGGAAGCGGCGGTGGAAGGAACTATAAGCCGGATAAGGACATTGAAAGCTTGCAAAAAATGAACGCACGTATCATGACTGGTGGAAAAATCTCATCGGATCAGTTCGTCGCCTATAAAAATGCGGCGCTGCGTCTCGATAATGCCGGATGGCTCGGCGAAGAGTTTCAGGAACTGCAAAACAATCAAGCCCTCTGGTCGGCAATCACAGATGATATGGAAGATCCAAACGGCGGCTGGAAAAAGGCCTATGAAAATCTCATTGCGCACGGTGCAGACCCGATCACGGCAACGGCTCTGCTCGCAAAAAGTGACGTGATGAGTTTGCCGTATTACTACCCGGAAGACGATGAAGGCGAAGAAGAGCAGGGCACAGACTAAAGGAGAACATCATGGCGTTTGACCTTGAAGGATATCTAAGCGATGCGAATGCGCGTCAGGAAAAAAGACAGGCGCAGGAACAAGAGCGCGCAGCGGCGGAAGCAGAAGCGGCGAAACCGCTCTATGAAAAGGCGTGGGATGCTGCGGGTGAGGCATGGGACGCCGTAAAGGATACAGCAAATGACGTAGTGACCACGGCGATTACATCGGGAACAAGATTTGCCAATGCCTATGGGCAATTCCTCGATGAACGTATGGCGTCCAATGAACCGCGTCATGAATTCATGAACCGACCGGATGTGCAGGAAACCGTGGACGAGCTCGGCAGCTCGGCAGCGGACTTTGTGCTGTCTCCTGTGCGCATCGTAGCAGACCGCACGACACGTCCCCTGCGCTCCTATATCGGCAGCCAAATTGAACAGAGTGCAGACGAGGGAAGCGAGTTTGCGCAAGACCTGCGCGGCACGGAAACATTCGTCAACTACTTCATGACAGACGAGGAGAAACTGCGCAAGGCCCGCGAGATTGAAGCAAATACGGGAATCTCCGCGGATTCCTTTATCGACGACGATATCGCCTACAAGCAGGCGCTCAAGATAAACGACTATACACAAAAAAAGCGGGAACTGATGCAGGACAACTTCTCGATGGAAGCCGTCTGGCAGGAATTCCCGGAGATCCGCGATATCGCGAAAATGAACCCGCGTGATGCGGCACTTGCTCTCCATGATATCGAATCCGTGCGTCAAACGCATGGGATTGTGGAGACCTTCACGCATTTCCTCGAACTCGGAAATAAGAGGCTCGAATTTAACAATCTCATGTATAAGGTATTCCTCGGCACAGCGGACGATAACGACCTCCAACGCGCAGCAGACCTCGACAAGATGATCGAAGAGGACACAAAGACAATGCCGTCCTTTTGGGATGATCCTCTCGCAGCGATTGCAGGCGGGATGGCGACATCGGGTCCTGAGATGCTGCAAAGCGTCCGCGAAGGCATCCGCGACGGTCTCATCATGGCGGAGGCAACCGCGGCCGCAACAGCGGCGGCAGGTACGGCAATCGAGCCGGGCGGCGGAACGCTGATCGGCGGCGTGGGCGGCGCAGGCGCTGGATTCGCTGTGGGAACAATAAGGTCCATGTCTGCGCGTACGGGAATCATTACTGCGGCGCGTGCAACATTCGCGAATGCTTCGCGCAATCAGCTCATCCGTGCGGCCGCAGGTGCGGGAATGCGTGAAGGCATGTTCGAGGGCATGCGTCGTCCGGAGACCGGCGAGCGCTATGCCGAATATCGCGCAATGAAGGATGTGGATGGGAATCCGCTCAATACAGATGATCAGGCACGCGCGTATGCGCTGGTTGGAGGCGCGATCAATCCTGCCATTGAGATGATGAATTTTGGCCTCGTGACAAAGCCGCTGCGTGGGCTGAATCTCTTTGGAAAAGAAGGGGCGGAGGGATACGCAGAAAAGGCGATCCGCGGAATCGTCGATCAGGCGAAATATGATATCGGCAAGAGTGAATCCGTCGTGGCTTTTGCGAAAAACCACATCAAGGACGCGCTCAAAATCGCGGGCACAGAATCCGCGGAGGAAAGCGCGCAGTCCATCTCCGATGATCTCATCCATAACAGCATTGTTGCATCCTCCGATGGCCGTGCGGCAGATAAGGCATACAGCATAGGAGACATGGCGGTTAATGCCATTGTCTCCGGCGCAGAGGCGTTCCCGGTCGGCCTCGGGTTCGGCATGGCGTCCTCCGTCGGCGCCGTTCCCGGCGTCGTACGTCATGCGCAGCGGCTCTCCTCGGAAAAGACGCGCGAAGATATCGCCGCACAGCGGACGATGACAGGAACAATCATGCTTGACCGGCTGCAGCAGGTCGCATCCAGTGCAAAGTTGAAGCAGACCGCGCCCGACGTGCAGCAGAAGATCATTCGTGCGCAGGCCAGCGGCACGGGATTTGAAAATGCCTACATCGACACCGAAACGGCTCTGCAAAAAGAAAACGGCCTTGCCGACCTGAAAGAGGTGGCGAAGGCCGCGGGCATCCGTGATGAAGAGCTCGAGAATACAATCAAAAACGGCGGGCATCTTTTTGTCCCGATTGAAAAATATGCGCAGTCTGCGGCATCCCCGCAGCTCCTCGAATCCGTATCCTTTTCTCCGGAGACGGATTCTTTGGCACGCATGAAAAAGAATGCCAAAGACCTCAGTGATGAAGTTGAACAGGCGCAGAAAAACGCAATAAAGGCAAAGACCGACATCATCCATGCAATCACAAACGAATGGTTCCCGGAAGCGCCGGACCATGCAAGCGACAAGGAGAAATTGCGCCGCAGCAGCGAGCGTGAGATGGCAATCGCGGCAATCACGCAGGATCAGGATAGCCCTGCGAGCGGATGGCGGAAACTCTATAACGAATTTGTGGCAGACCGTGACGAACTCCTGCGGCCGGCAATGGACGCGCTGCAGCGTGGCATGGGCAACGGCGTTGATATCGTGCAGAACGGAGAGGATGGCCGCGGAATCCGTGTGTCCAATAACGAGCCGTGGTATCAGGACTTTTACAAGGAAAACGGCCGTGCACCGCGCAAGGGCGAGCTCATGGACCTTGCCTATCGTCTCACCGTCGGTGATGCATCCGCGCCGAAAATCGAAGGATGGGCGCCGGCATCGCAGGAAGACATAGACGCAATGGAGGGGGCAAAAGGACAGCTCGACGAGCTGAACGATTATATCAAGACCCTTGAGAACATCAAAGACCGCATGATGCAGGTCGATGCGGCGGAGATCAAGGGAACGGCGGGGCTCTCTCCGGAGGCGTACAGCGTCTATCGTCAGATCATGGCGCAGCTGAAAGCAATCGGCGGACAGCAGTCGCGTGCGGCGCGTATGAATGCGCTCCTCTTTGCACATCACGCAGATCAGTTTGCCCGTGTGATGCGTGAAAAACAGGGCAACGAGAACTATACTGCAATGGACTATATGCAGGAGCGGTTTGGGCTCCGAAGTGGCGGGAAGTATACGGAGGAGGGGGACGCCCTCCAGCAGGCAGCTCGAGCAGGGTTGAATCTTGATGAACAAGTTCATGTTGTTGATCTTGACGTGCTGACCAACGACCTGAAAGGAAAAAGCGATAAAGAGATCATTGCCTATATATCAAAGTTAAGCCGTACAGAACCTATTCCTGTGGCTGATTTTAAGGCGTTAGTCGGACTGCCTGAAGATAATGATCGATATGGGCAAAGACATTTGATTCGCGGGAAAGCGAATCAGTCTGCTGCCAATCGAGCAGCAAGAAACACTGTGCTCTCAAACTTTCGAGATGTTGTTCAGCACGCTGTTGTTGTCGAAGTTGTCCCGAACAAAAAGAAAAAAAGCCTGCACGGATTGCAGGGGGCGAAGTGGAGAAATCAAAAACGCAAGAATGAAGTCGAAAACTACTATCGTTTGATGGTGCCAGTACGCATCAACGGAAGAATTCGCACTTTAGTTATCGTTGCCGAAGAACGCAACGGTGTTGTTTCATCGCCTACAAGCGTGAAGGTATATGAAATCTATTATGCAAAAAAGCATCCTCTCGCCACTGCGCCGATCACAGAGACCAGCTCGAAAGCCGGTGCAAAGGCAGGCGTTAGTGTGGCCGAAGAGGATGCTTTATCTACGATTAGTATACGCGATATGCTCACTGGTGTCAAGGATGCGGATGGGAATTTGTATGTGCAGCCTAAAAAAATAGAGACACTTGAGCAATCCGCATGGCACGGCACGCCGCATGACTTCCGTGAGTTTCTACTTTCGATGATTGGCACAGGCGAAGGAGCACAGGCGCACGGATGGGGGCTGTATTTCGCACAAGACAGAAAGGTGTCACAGGGGTATAAGGAGAGGCTGTCGGTAAAGGGGATAACCTATGACGGAAAAGATGTAAGCGAATTTCCCTATCATATACGTTCGGAATTGAACGATATAAAAAACAATAAAGGGGCTCACACTATTGATGAGTACCTACAAAAAAGAATTTCTTCTTTGTCGGAAGAGGTTGCTGATTATGAAAAACAATTAGCAATTCTTCAAAGAGCGATGGATTTTTGTGATGAGCACCCCCGCGACCCTGCGTTAGGAAATACGGAGTTTTGGAAAATCCTTGATGGTTTTAATGAGGACGATAAACGTGTCGCCCATCAAAGACTGGCAGCGAAACAGGCGTTTCAAGAAGAAAAAGTCCCGTTGCGTGAAGCATATAATGTCATCCAAGATGTGTATATGGGGTGGACTGGCCTTGTTTCTACAGAAAGAGAAGCATTGCAATGGCTTAAAAATCTTGATGTAGATAAGCTTGAAATAAAAAAGCTTGGCTCTCTTTTCGAGGTCGAAATCCCCGACGACGATGTTCTTCTCGATGAGCAGAAACCGTTTGACGAGCAGCCGAAGTTCGTGCAGGAGAAGCTGGAAGAGCTGTTTGCTGATTCGGACAGGAAGCAAAAAGAACATCTTGCTGAAAGCATAAGAAGGTCGGAGGAGAGAATCAAAGACTATGATCTCGTGCTCAATGAAAACGCATCGGTTGAGGAGAGGCAGGCTGCGGCGGAACGTCTTATACAAAGTGGAGTGGTATATGAAATCCCGTTAGAGCGGGCGTTAGACCCCGAATATCGGAGAGACTTCGAGCTGGGGCGGGAGAATGCGGAATACTATAAGGAGGGCTACGAAGAAAAACTTAAGAACTACGAAACGATTCTTAAAACATATAGAAATGGCGGGGCACTTTATGAAAGTCTCTCCAGTTCCCTTGGCAGCGACAAAGCCGCCTCTCTTGCGCTGAATGAGGTTGGTATCAAGGGTATCGCCTACGACGGACAACGAGATGGTCGCTGCTATGTCATTTTCGACGATAAGGCGATCTCCATCATCGAGAAGTACCATCAGCAGCTGCAGCGGGAAGTCTACGGTGAAATATCGCAGGAGGAAGGAAAACGCATCATCACGCTCTTTGAGGGCGCGAATGAATCGACCATGCTCCATGAGATGGGGCATATGTTCCTGATGGACCTCGACGACCTCGCAGAAATGGACGAGACATCCGCGAAAGATCAGGCGACCGTCAACGAGTGGGCGGAGTGGAAGCCAGGCGCGGCGGAGGAATACAGGGATACGGACTGGAAAGACGAGTTCTGGAAGTATGAGCGAGACATAATAGCTGCGGAAAAGTCCGGCGATGCAGTTGCGATCAAGAGTGCAAAGGAGAGATGGCGGCAGGAGCGGTTCGCCCGCGGATTTGAAATCTATCTGCACGACGGAAAAGCTCCGTCGAAAGCCCTGCGCGGTGTATTCCGGAAGTTCAAACAGTTCCTGCGCAAGCTCTATAAATTTGTGGAGAACGTCGGCGGAAAGCCCTCGGCAGAGGTTGAGGCCGTCATGTCCCGCATGATTGCCTCGGAGGAGGAAATCAAGGCGGCGGAGCTGGATGAGCGCTATCGTCCGATCGAACGCCTCGGCGGAAAGGAAACACTCGAAAACCTCCTCGGTAAGAGCATCGCAGAGACCTATCAGAAATGGCTGAAAGAATCCCGTGACGATGCAGAAGACCGTCTGCGCGCAGAGGTCATGAAAGACCTAAAGAAAGAAGCGCGGGAGGAATACAATGAGAAGGTCGAAGCGGAACGCACCCGAAAGCGGGAAGAACTCGAAAGCGACCCGGTCTACCTCGCAGAAATGGCACTGAAAAATGGCGGGAAAGAAGCAGCGGCAATCATCGGCAACTGGTTCCCTTCGATGGAAGCCTACAAAGAAGCCCGTGCAAAACGGAAATCCCTTGAAACAGAACTCACGGAATACATGACCGAATATGCGCGCGGGCTCGACAAAGAGATCCTGCAGGCGCGATTGACGGATGAAAATATCGCGAAAGCGATGCAGACCCCGAAAGCATATCATCGGCGCGTTGCACTCGAAGCGGCGGGCATGCGTGCCAAAGAGCGGCTGATGCGCCGTCTCGACGACCGCATCCAGGATGCGGTAAAGGACGCCCTTGATGCGCTGAATGATGTGCCGGAGAATACAGACCTGCACGCAGAGCAGGGCGGCGAAGCAATGAAGAAAATCATGGCGGCCGTGCAGAACTTGCGCAGCAGCGGGAAGTGGACCCCGGAGGAATATAAGCGCCTCGAAGAGATGACGCGTGCGACCAGCAAAAAGGAAATGCAGAAGAAGCTGCAGGCATTCTGGAATCAGAACTATAAAAAGGTGCGGGAATCCCTCCGGAAGGAGAATAAGAAGACATGGCGGCGCAAGAACTTTGATCAGCAGGTATGGGAGAACGATAAATTTATCCGCGAACAGGCCCGCATGGTGCTCGCCGATCTGCCGATCAGCGAATCCTGCAATCCTGCATATTTCCGCCGCAAGGAAAGGCAGCATGCTCGGGCGGTGGATAAGGCACTCTCACAGGAGCGCTGGGATATCGCCTATGCGGAGAAGGAGCAGCAGGCGCTCGCGGCCGCATGTGCCTACGAAGCGACAAAGAACGAAGAAAAACTGAATCAGATGAAAGCGGATGTGCAGCGTAAACTCGGCGCGCGGACAGTACGACTTGCCGCTGCGGAGCGCTATTGGCTGCATCATATCGCGTACCTCCTCGGGCTCAAAGGGAGTGATGTTGAAAAGCCGGAGGGATATGTCGAGCTCGGTGCGCTCTTTGAGAGCTACAAGAACAACCTCGACATGGACGCTGACGCGCCGACGGAAATCCTCGAAATGCTCTCGAAGGAGAATAGTAGCTATCGGAAGATGAAGCTCGGAGAATTTACGCAGGCGGTCAACATGCTCAAAGCCCTATATACTATCGGGCGCGACAAGAACCGCATGCTGAGTGTCGGAGGCAAGGACTTTGATGATATCGTCCGGGAAATCCTCGCGTCGACAACAAGCCTGACGCCCGAAGGCGTCGTGCAGCATCCGGTCTCACCGGATACCGGCGGGCTCGGGTACAGCGATTGGCTCGCGAAGATCCCCGGAATCGGAGAGCAGCTGGCCATCCTCGGGCAAAAGGGCGCGATGCCGCTCATGAAGCCGGAAATCCTCATCCGTCTGCTCGGCGAAGAGGCGCATAGATACCTCTACGGAACATACGAGCGGGCGCAGATGCGGGAAGCGGAACTCCTCGGGAAAAGTCAAAAAGAGCTCGAGCGCATCCTCTCCGCCTACTCCAAAAAGGAGCGTATGGAGTGGAAAGACCGCAACATCGACGTCGGCGGCGATAAGCTCAGCAAGGAGAATATCCTCTGTCTCGCGCTCAACTGGGGCACGGAGACCAACCGAAAGCGCGTCATCGACGGTATCGGTCAGCGGCTCGACGTGCAGGGAGTATTCGCAAAGTACATGACGGAGCGCGACTGGAAAGCCGTGCAGCAGATCTGGGATTTCGTGGATACATTCTGGAAAGAAACGGCGGAAGTCGAAGAAAAACTCAACGGCTCACATCTCGGAAAGGTCCCCGCATCTGCGTTCCGCATCGAAACGTCAGACGGGAAGGAAATAACGCTGCGAGGCGGATACTATCCGCTGAAATACAATCCGGAGAAATCGACGCAGGCAAAGGAAAAGGAGGTCGAAGATCAGGCGCAAAAGACCCTGGCAGGGGCGCGTGTCCTCGGGACTGGGCGCAGCCATGTAAAGGAGCGCTCGGAGAACGATGTCAAAGAACCGTTGCTCCTCGAATTCCGCGTCCTGCAGGAGCATGTCTATAACGCGGCGCATAACATCGCGTTCCGCATCGCGGCGCGTGACGTACATCGCATTGTCCGTAATGCGGAGTTTAAGGCATATGTCACATCGACCTATGGTATGCCGTTTTGGAACAGCCTCGATCAATGGGTGCTGGATACGTGGGCAATCGCCGCGGACGGCAGCAGTGACCGTGCAGCAACGGCAATCAGCCGGACGATGGCGGCGCTGCGCCGAAACTCTACCATGGCAATCATGGGATGGCGGTTGTGGCCGGACGTCGAAAACGCATCCAACATCGGGCCGATGATGGATAAGCTCGGCGCCGTGGAGGCAAACGCTGCGATTGCGGACTACTACGCCAACAAAAAGGAGATGGATGATCTCCTCCATAAGTCCATATTTATGTCGGACCGCATCAACAACATGGAACGCGATCTGCGCCATGATAAGCGCCTCTTTGACCCGACGTATACGCCCGTGGAATTCCTGCGGGATAATGCCTACTGGGCGCTTGCACAGACCGATCTCATGCTGTCTAAGCCCCTCTGGTGCCGTGCCTACAAAAACGCATTCCCGGAGATGCTCGCAGAGATCAACCGTGAGAACGAAGAGAACAAGCGGGCGTATCAGGAGGCACAGGAGAACGTCGAGCGCCTGCGCGCAGAAACCTATGATATGCGCAAGGAACTCTACTATCTGCGGGATGAGGCGGAGGAACGCCGATATATGGATCCTGAAAGAATGCGGGAATCCAGATATGCGGCGCTCTCCGATCAGGAGCTCATCGAGGAGCAGCAGAGATGGGAGGCTAAGATCAAGGATAGAGAAAAGGAATTCTACGAAGCAGGACATAAGCTCGAACGCGCATCCGAACTGCCGATACGGGAGGGCCGCGAAATCATCGAAGAAGCAGAGCTGCGCGCTGTCCAAAAGGCGGATGCGGCCGTGCGTGATGTGTTCGGATCGGGGCAGACAAAAGACCTCGCAGAAGTCCAGCGCTCCCGAAATGAAGCCGTCAAGATGCTCACGTCCTTCTACTCCTTTTTCAATACACAGTTTAATGCGATCCTCGAAGCGCATTTTAAGGGCAAATACGATGCGCATGGCTACAAGTATATGCACGTATGGATGCCGCTTGCGCGTGCCGTTATCTATCGAATCGTGCTCGTAACGCTCATCGGCGCCGGGTTGAAATTCGCGCTCGGCCTCGAGGGTGACGATGAGAAAGACCGGTATCGGACGGTCAAAGACCCGAAAACAGGGGAGACAAAAAAAGAAGAGGTATCGGACTATGAGCGCTTTATGAGCGTATTTGGCAAGAACCTCCTCTCCACGGGAACGGGAACTCTGCCAATTGTCCGCGATGTTGCGGGGCTGATCGGGAGCGCGGTGTTCGATGGCACGACCTACGGCCGCAATTTTGAACTCGGATCCGTGCTCACACGCGGCGCGAAGCAGGTGCAGGCGACTGTAAATCTCATGATCCGGAAAGGAAAGAAAGACCTCGAACGCGAGGAGAAGGAGGCAAAGGAGCGCGAGCGGATTAAGAAGATGACGCCGAAGCAGCGCAAGGCGTACGAAGAAGCGAAAAAGTACAAAAAGCCGGAGAAGGAAATCGGCTATCTGGATATCGCAAAGTCCGCTGCACAAGCGGCGAGCACATTCACGGCCGCAAGCACGGGCGTCACGAACACGATCACGGACGGGATATTCTCGGCGCTGCAATATGCGGCAGACATGATGGAGACTGACAACTACTACGACAAGGATTTCCGCAACGTCATGCGCAGTGTCCTCTTTGACAAAAAACTGCGCGCAGAAGAGCCGCCGCCGAAGCCGGAAAAGCCGAAAAAACCAAAGAAGAATACGCGCGGTGCGCGGTAAGTGAATCAGGGAAAGGAGAACTCACATGATCGAAAATCGGAAAACCTCGGTGACCTATCGCGGCGACGGGAACACGACCGTATTCCCATTCGCGTTTGCGATATCGTCCGCGGACAACATCCACGTCGTTATCTATGATACCGCGACGGAGGTCGCAACGGAGATTACCCGGGATTACTTTGTGGATGTGGCCGCGAAGGTCGTCCACTATCCGGGCTATGCCCCCGGGCAGACGCCCGCGGAACATGCGCAGCCGCCGAAGCTGCCGGCCGGAAAGAATATCACAATCTATCGTAAAACGTCCGTCGATCAGCTGACCGATCTCGGAGAGAAATATCCGCTGCCGTATATCGAGGCAATGTCGGATAAGGCAACGGCCATCATGCAGGAGCATGAGGAGGCCATCGGGCGGGCGGTCATGGTCCAGCATGGAAGCGGGATTGACCCCGCGGAACTCGTGCATCGGATATTCGAGACCGGAGCGGCCGCCTCCGACAATCTCCGCGCCGCACAGCAAAGCGCATCTGCGGCACAGCAGGCTGCGCAGAACGCGAAAGAAAGCGAAAACAGCGCATCGCATGCCGTTGCCCTCGCGACCAATGCAAAAAATACCGCAGAGGAACATCGGCGTGCCGCCGAATCCGCCGCGGGCGCAGCGCAAACGGCGCGAACGGAAGCAGAGCAGAGCAGACAGGAAGCCGGCAAAAGTCAAACGGCAAGCGCCGCATCCGAAACGCACGTCAAGGCAATGGAGGAAAATATTACCTCCATGAAACAGCACATCGACGGAATCAACGTCGAAGTCGACAAAGCAGAATATGCTGCAAAGAGTGCACAGGAAAGCGCAAAAAGCGCCGCAGAATCTGCCGCCGCCGCACAAAAAGCCGTCGGCACATACTCCAAAGCCGATCTGGATAAAAAATTCCAGGAGCTCGACCAACAGAACGCCTCTAAATTTGTCGCGAAATCCGGCGACACTATGACAGGGGCGCTTACGGTACCTGCTCTGACCGCTACCGGAAAGATCAAAGCTGATGGCGGAGTAGAGGGAAATGCCTCGACGGCATCAGCACTCAGCACGAATATCCTGACATTTGCCAACGGAACAAAAATATGGGTGGAGTGAGATCATGGCGGAACTGGTAAAAAAACTCAAACTGCAAAATACCAAAGGTACCGTCGAATCCTGCACGCTCTACTCCACAAAGGAAGAAGCGAATGCAATGGGCGGCGTCCTGCCGCTCCATGTAGACGGTGTGGACTGCTTCGCCGCACTGGGGGCTGTCACCGAAAGCGAAGCGACCAGTGGTCGGCAGGAGAAAAACGGAGTATCGCTTGCGATCTTAAAGCAGGGTGGAATCACGCCGGGGAGTATCACCGTGCAAGGAACGGGAACATTTACCGTCCCGAAAGGTGTTGCTGTTTTGCAGCTGACATATTTAAACGTAAACCAACAGAAAATCACTAGCTATGTAAAAGTAGAAGCAGGGAAAACGTATGGATACGAATCAAATTATGTATTTGCGGGTCATGCTGGCGGTCGTATAGTCAAAACAGTGTTTGGTAATTTCACTTTTCAAGCAGGCGGCATACACGGAGAACCAATAGGAAGTGGACCATTACCAATCACCATCGCATGGTCAAACAGCATCAATAAAGAGACGCCCAACGGCACCGCATAAAAGGAGAGCACAATGAACAAATACGCAGAAATCCTATATGGCAAAGTCCGCTCCGTCCACGAAGATGAACGCGACTTTGATACATGGCGAAGCATATTCTCACCCTCTACCTACTGGGTAGACGTTACGGGCGTGGAATGTAAAGTCGGCTATGTTGTCACATTTGACCCCAATATCGGACTTGTCCTTAGTCCTCCAAAAATGGAGGAGCCAAAGGGAGAAGATACGCATCCGACGGCAGAAACAGCCGACGAAGAACGCGTATCCATATTTGAAGCTGTCGCCGCACAAGAAGTGCGTCTCACAGAAATCGAAGAGGCCCTGCAAGCACTGAAAGGAGGTGAGAAAAAATGAAGAAGTACAGCTATATGATTCCCGTCTATGCGTTCCTCGTGCGTCATGAAAAATACGCAATCTCTGAGGAGAGCAAGGCGGAAGGCCAAAAAGTCGTGCCTGTCATCTATCAAGAGGATGTCGCCCTCTACATTGCGGAGCATGCGGAGAAAGAAGTGTAATCACAGGGAGTAGGGGCGTTACTCCGTCGGAATAGCGCCCCTATGTATAAGGAAACAATTAGGAGGCGCAAAACGTGGCAAGAGGAGAAATACTGGCCGAGCTCGAGAGCATCAAAGCACAGATCAGAACCCTCGCGGAAAAACTGCCGATGGGACGTGATCAGCTCTACGCAATTAATGAGCGAATTGCCCGTCTGGAAGAAAGCACAAAGTCGGCACATCATCGGCTGGACGAATTTAAACATGACGTCTGCTGGACAATTGGGATGAGTACGACCATCGTCGGCATCTTCGCGTCGATTCTGACGTGGGCGCTCGGAGGGAGGTGAGACAATGCTCAAAGTCTCACAGTGGTTCGGGCGCGCAGGCAAATATCTGCGCGACATGACAAAGAGCCATGCGGCCATGCGGTATATCGTATGGTATGCGGCGATGATCGTGATCTGCGTCATGATCTATGTGACAGCGTGGCTCTATGATTGGTATACTGCGCTGCGGCCCGATCTCGTGGAGTTCCGAAATTTTCTCCACGAGATCAGCGGGGCGGCATGGATTGCGGCGATTGGTTTTTTGGCCAAAGCGTTTATTGACCAAAATAACAACGGAATCCCGGACCAGTACGAAGAGAAGGAGGACAAGGATAATGGAAAGAGTAAACCTGAAGGACCTGCATCTGACGTATGATGCGGGCAACCTGCAAACGCGCAGGGCAACCGATATGATCGTCCTGCATCACACAGGCAACCCGACCGATGATGATCTCTCTGCGGAGGAGATTAATGCATCGCATCAGGCGCAGGGGTGGACGTGCATCGGCTATCACTATGTTGTGCGCAAGGATGGAACAGTGGAGATTGGTCGCCCACATTGGACCATCGGCGCGCATGCAGCAGGAGAGAACTCGCACACAATCGGCATCCACGTCTGCGGCAATTTTGAGATCGGATATCCGACGGCCGCGCAGATTGAGAGTACCGCGATGCTGCTTGCCAACCTATGCACGGATTACGGACTGCCGATTGACCGCGATCACGTCGTCGGGCACAGAGAGCTGATGGGGACGGCGTGCCCCGGCAGGAATCTCTTTGCTCAGATGGATACCATCGTCGGCAAGGCGAATTTTTACGCCAATCAGTGAGGAGGTGAACCTGATGATTGAACGGATGAAACGTCTCGTTACAGAGCATAAAACAGCCTGTCTGGCGATCCTGTGCGTCCTGCTCGTAGGTATCGCGTATGCAGTTGGCCGACATTCCGCAGCAGACACGGCGGCGGAGAAACCCGCTGTCATGACGCAGGAGCAGACGCAGGACGTTAGAGCACTGCGGGCGCAGTTGGATATCTCCAAGAGTAACGCGGAGACTCTGCAGCGGCGGCTTGCAGAGGCACAGGCGGGACAGCGTGCACCGTCTGCGACGTACTATGTGCAGGCGCCGACAGTGGAGCGCGCTGCGCAGGTAGTAGAGCGTCAGATCAGGGAGGATAGTCCAACGCTTCCGCGGGCGGCACGCGAAAAAAGTGACCGTACTGTGGTCACTCCGATCACAAAGGATAAGGACGGCAAAGACCTGCCGCCGGCAGAACAAAAGGTCGATGTGTATAAGATCAACCTTAATAAGGCGCATAAGATCAAGGCGGGTGTCACGCAGATTGACACGCAGACCTATTGGACGGCAGGCGTGCAGCTCGGTCGCTGGGAAGGGCTTGTGCATGGGCAATCGACAAAAGTCAAGGGCGGCAGCGTGATGTATACGGTCGCAGAGTGGTAATGTTTTCCATAGCTCCGGGGCTTCGGCTCTGGGGCTTATTTTTGTGCCTTAAAATAATTACGTAAAAAATATAAAAAAGTTACGTAAAAAACTTGACAAATATACGTAAATTAGATATAATGCAATCAAGATAAAGGTTGGGGGCGCAAGCCCAGAAGAACAAGGAGGAAATCAAAATGAAATTCGAGCACGACTGCGAACACGAGAACGGAAAGCGCTTCGTCCTTATGCAGGAAGCGTACCTAGATGGTCCCGCAGACTCTCGCGGGTATTACGTCGCCGACGCGTTCTGCCCGGACGACGCTCCGGATGAGGACGGCTATATCCCCGTCTACGAAGTATTCTGGGATATCCTCGACGACTACGACCCTGAGTGCGGTGACGAGGGCGGCGCCTGCGATTGGGGGACAGTCGCAGACTACCGAGTATGTAACTCCATGCACGAAGAATGCAAGGAGGACTACAAAGATTACAGCGGTGGGGCACCACCGTTTCCGCAGTGCTTGCATTATTGAAGTGGCGTAAAGAAGAGGGAGGGGCACAAGCCCCTCCCGTTACCTAAAGGAGGAAATCAAAATGGCAAACAAGACAATATCCATGGGAGAAGCAATCGAAGCCCTCTCCGACAAGATGAAGCAGGAGGGCGGAAACTTCTCCGCCCGTCTCGATGAAATCGTCGAGCGGTACAGCATCCTGCTCGATCTTGAGGTCTTGCCGCACTTCTCGCCGGAGGAGCTGACAATCCTCGGAGAGGCGATCTGCGGAAGCGTGATCGACCGCCGCAAGGTGAGAGGCCTGCACCTCGACGTGTTGGATGCGGCATCCGGCACACAGGAGGAGCGCGAGGAGCTCAGCCGCAAGGTGGAGGAGATGGGTGCAGGTGCAAGACTCGCTCTCATCGAGCGGCTCGGACAATGAAAAAAGGAACATCGACCATAGCACCCCGCACTTGTCGCGAGTGCGGGGCTATTTTTGATGGCGGGCCCCGTGCGTGGTATTGTCCTGAGTGCCGCGCGATGCGGAAAAAATTACAAAAAGCCCGGTATGTTGAGCGACGCAAACGGGGCCTGTCTCTCTCGTTGGGAGAGAGCGTCGGCCGCTGCGAGGTTTGCGGCCGTGAATTTATCTACGCAGCTGCTCGCCAGCGGTATTGCTCTGATTGTGCAAAGGAGGCGATAAAGGCCTCCGATCGCAGACAGGGATTAGTGTGGTATTACGCAAACGATACCGAAGAAAGGAGAAAAGCCAAAGGGCAAAGACAAAAAGAGCGACGTAAGGGGCGCAAGGGAAAACAAAGAGATTCCGATTTGTTGGGGGCGTGGAAATCTCTAACAAAAAAATGGGCGGTAAAGGACTGCATAGTATGTGGTAAAGAAATCTCAAATAGAAGACGGCATTATTGCTCTGAAAAATGCCATATGATTGGGACTGCGTATGCCACAGCCTTGTCGCACTATCTCCTGCGAGATAGTAGATCGTGTCCCACATGGGAAGAGTGGATAGAACAGCATAAGAAATGA